GTTTTTTTTGTCAGTCAGCTCCATGAGCTCGTCGCACATCTCATCCTTCAGATGATTCAATTTATCCAGCATGACTTTATCTCCTTTCTTATGCTACCCGCTCAACGATCAGATTGCTGTTTGCAATGCTGACTGCCTGCGTACTGGTGTTTTTGACCGCCACGGTCACGCAACAGCCGCGCGGTACCTCGATGAACGCAGCCACGAAAACATTGAAGTAATTTTCGACTGCCGCCGGGGTGACAATCGCGGTCGCACTGTTGAGTGACTCACCGCCGACAGCCAGCGCCACGGAAATGGGTCCCACAGTGCCGCCGGTGGGAACGGCGATATTGCCGCCAAAGCTTACCTTAAAGCGCGCTTTGCACTGATTGGTCAGGCCTCGCAGAGTCACAAGGCCGCTGCCCTCACGGTGCATGATGCAAGCAGGGGCTTTCACCGCGGTCTCGGTCAGGGGAAGGTTTTCACCCGCTGCCACGCTGACGGTGTTAGAATTGCTAAACTCAGCCATTTTATCGGCTCCTTTCATAGAAAAAACGCCGGGACTTTTGCCCCGGCGCTCTGGTTCGCAAAATCAGCTCAGGGGCTGAACAGACTACAATTTGCAGTCAGTTGCCGTTATTCGGTTAGGCGCAGCTGCCACAGCCGGTCCCACAGCCATAGTAAATGGCGTTGGGGTTGGGCACCTGATAGGCAGGCACGGGAGCTTTCTGCTGCAGAGTCCCGATGATCTGGTTGGTCTGCGCGTTCATCGCGGTGGTCAGGAACGCGCTCTGGCGATCCTGAGAAGCAGCCCGGCGCAGCTCGTTGTTCTCGCTCTGCAGGGTGGCGATCTTATCATTGGTCAGGAAGTCGAGCACCGCGCGGGTGTTGCTGTTCTGATTTTCGATGATATCCCGGGTGTTGTTGCTCATGGCGTTCTGCGTTGCGCAGAAGCCCTGCTGCATCTGGTTCCGGGTGTCGCACTCCTGAGTGGCCAGATTGTAGTTGACTCCCTGGATCGCGGTCTGGGTCTTGCAGCAGCAGTCTGCCAGCTGTGTAGCCAGAGCATTCTGACCCTGCATCAGCGCAACGTTGGTGCTGTTAAAGCCCTGCTGCATGGCGTTGGTGACGCCGTTCAGGCCCTGCTGCACGCCGTTGAAGCCCTGAAGCATCCCGGTGTTCATGGCATAGACGCCATCACACAGGCCGTTTTCCAGCCCGTTCAGTTTGTTCATGACGCTCTGGTTGTCGAAGCCACGCTGCAGGTCTGCCTGTGTGACAGCGCTGGTCATATAAGGCGAAGCACCGCCCATGCCCATGCCGCCGCCCCAGCCAAAGCCTCCCATGCCGCCCCAGCCGAACATGCCGAAGATCAGAAAGAGGACGATCCAGCCCATCCAGTCGCCGCCCCAGCCATTGAGGCCGTTGCTGTAGCCGTTGGCGGGCTGTACCGGCATGGTCAGAACCGTGCTATCAGAAGAAAGAGACATAGTTTTACTCCTTTACGTTGGATTTTTTGAATTTATTCTAAATGCGGCCGCATTTCAGAATCCAAACATATTTTTCATGCCGTTAAGCATCGGCGCGATCTGCTGCGCCCGCTGCTGAATGGCGTTGAGCTGCTGCTGTGAAAGCTGGCCGGAGGTGAGCATCTGGCTTATCATCTCCTGCGGGTTCTTTCCCTGCATCTGGCCCATAAACTGCTGGAACTGCCCGCCAATAGGGTTCTGAGCCTGTCGGCCCATCGAATTAAACAAGCTGCTGCCCATCGTTTAGCCCTCCTTTTCCGGCTCTGGTGCTTCTTGCTTCTCCAACGCCGCCAGCTTTGCCGCCAACTCGTCGAACTCCTTGCGGGTGACATACTCCCCGCCTGCGGCTTGCGTGGCTGCAATCGACGCTTTGGGGCCGCTGGTGCGCTCTTTGTAATCGTAAATGCGGAGCGGGAACGGCCTGCCGTCCTGCCCAACCTCTTTGATGTAGAAGGTATCGGAATCGGCATCCAGTAAAAGCACCCGGCTCCCGTTGGCGACCAGATAGCCCCGGGCTGCTGCTTCGCCCTGCACCCAGATAAAGCCGCTGTCAGTCGGTGCGGCCTGCCCCTGCATTGTAGGCATCATGACGGGCTGAGGTTGAAATTGTGCAGCTCGAAGCGTTTCAAGCTGCCCTTGCGGCTGTTGCGGGTAAAACACTTGCGGGTATCCGCTATAGATCGGCATCGTTTACTCCTCCTTGTACCAGTAGTAAATCGGGCATTCTGCGCCGCTGTCCCAGCTGTCCCACCACGCACCGTCGATCACGGTCAGGACGTGGCCGGAGCAGCCCAGTACATACACGCCGTGCGGGTACTCCCGGGCAAAATCTGCCACGGTGTAACAGGTGGTGCAATCCGCTTCCACCATGCGTCGCTTGAACTCGCGTTTTTGAAGGTATGCGCCCCATGTGCGGTTGGCGCTGGGCATATCGCCGAGGGCGTAGCCGGTGAGCGCCAGCGCAATATACGCCTGCTCCCAGCTCTGACCGGTGGCTGCAGCTACTGCCCGCACTGCGCAGTCCCCGACGCTGCTCCCGCGCGGGTTTGGGTTAAACCTGTGCCACATGGCGCCCCCTCCCTTTGCGCCCAGTGTACCGCTTTAAGCCGCCGTGAGAGGCAACGAAGGTACAACGAAGGACAAAAAGCTTGCTTAAACTTTGCTTAAAGCTTGCTTACTGTGAGCAAAAAAGAAAAGCGCCCACACAGCACAGGGCCGTATGGGCGCTCAAACATTTGCACGCAACGCGTATAAAATTTTCAAAAAAGCCTTGATAATTACACGCAATGCGTGTATAATAAAGACAGTGAAAGACCACGAACAAACACATGGAGGTAACAATTATGAAAAAGCTTACTGCTGACGAGTTTGCAGCCAAGGTTATGGCCACCGGCACCGAAATCGAGTACGACAACGGCGTTTGGATGATCTACGCGCACCTGACCGATGATGGCGACGTCAAAACCTCTCATCTGGACGCTCGCGACCTGATGGTCACTACCAGCATCGAACTCTCCGATGAAGAGGGTGAGGCACTCATGAACGGCAATCTGGACGACGTTGAGAGACAGGCCGTAGTGGAAGACCTTTACCCGAAGTATCTTGAAGCTCTGGAAGATATGGAGTAAAGAAAAAGTCCCCAGCCGATGTGCGTACATCGACCGGGGAGATTTAAGAAGGAGAAGACTATGTATACTACTGCTGAACTCTTTATTATGGCTGCTGACCCGGAAGCGTCCAGGGCAGCGTTCCTCAACAGCATCACTCTTAGCGTCCCGGATGACGCTTCCGGCTGCATCGACTTGGATGCCGAGAAGGCAAGGCTGTCCACCATCTGGGATTTAGCTCATCTTCCAATGCGTGAGCTGGTAGCCCGCACCAGTCTGTCTCAGACCACTTTTGCAAAGCGGGCGGGCATCCCGCTACGGACCGTGCAGGACTGGTGCGGCGAAAAGCGTGCGTGCCCTGTGTACGTCCGCTTCCTGCTGGCAGAGCACTATAAACTTCTGTAAAGCAAGAAAAGCGCCCACACGGAAAAATCCGCATGAGCGCTTAACTGTTAAGGGCTTCACATTGGAAGCAAAAATAAAATATCACGTTTTGACTTGCAAGACAAGAGCTTCGACAAAACTAGTGTAAATAAAACAAAATCCCCCACTTTGCCTACAAGTACCCAGCGTGGCACGCAGGGCTTCGACAAAGCAGGGGATTTTTTATGCCACCGAAATGGCAAAGTCTAAAATCAAGAGTGGAACCGCCCACAGGCAATGCCGCTCTCTGCAAAGGCCGCAGCCTCTCAAATATCCACCCTAATGTGCTTCTTCGAGAGGCCGGGTGGATTTGTTGAGATAATTATACCATAATTCGTGCAAAAAGAAAAGCGGCAGACCCGAAAGCCTGCCGCTTCAATGCGTTTCGTGAGAAATCGCGCCCAATTAAGATTATGGTATCACACATCCAGCATTTTTTCAATGCCTTTCAGCCGGTAGCTTATCGCCGTCCGGCTATAATGCGTCTGTGCTGCAATGTCTGGCAGCGGAAGCCGCTCAACGTACCGCAGTAAGGCTATCTTACGGTCTACCCTCCCAAGCGGTGCGCTTTTGATGGCTGCGGTCATCTGCTGTCGGTCAAGTCCTTGCAACGCTGGCGGAAAGACTACACGAGCCGCCGCCACAGGCAGCACCGAGCCAGAAAGGCTGCGGCAGTTGTCCAGCGTTGCGCACCATTACGGGGGCGTTACCGAGATGGCATGTTTTCGTGAAGCCACGAAAGCATACGCAGACCATTTTCGTGATGTTACGAAATTGCTCTTGTGCGGCGAACATTTTGTTGGTGTCAACAAAATGCTCGTATGTAGTGCTACTCATGATGTTACTCCTTGCTATCCAAAACGGTTACTGCGTACACGCGGAGGTTTTCCAACTTTTCGATAACAGCCTTATAAGTTGCTTCCGTTGCGATGTGCGCGATGCGCTCCAGCTCGTTGTTCTCCTTTGATGCAGCGATAATTTCATCCGCAGATATGCGTTTCATGGATTCAATCAGATCGAGCAAATCTTCAATATTTACTGCGTTCATGCGTTATGTCTCCTTACTGCGTAATTTCCTCAGCGTTCGCCTTGTCCTTCGCATCCAATGCGTCGTAGTACGCCTGCGCAAGGGCTTCCACCTCTGCGATGTCGTCCTCCGTCAGCAGACCGCTGTCCAGATGGGTGTACGCTTTATCCAACCAGTATGCCACGTCGCGTCTTGCAGAAATCTCCCTTTTGATGGAGCGCAGGGTCAGGTCGTGGCGGGCTTCTTGTCTGCCAATGCCTTTTTCATCATGCTGACGGCCTTTTCGATCACGCTGTCCAGCACTTCATCGGTGATGAAAGGCTTCAGCCAGTCCGGCAGAGCGCCGCGCAGCGCGGCAAAGACCTGTGCCTTTTTCTTTGCGCCCTGACCGCTGCCCATGATGCTGTCCTCGGCGATGGTCACGAGTTCCAGCGCCCAGTCCTTGACGTACTGCTTGTAACCCAGCCGGATGGCACCTACGGCCAGCGCGGCAAAGCCGATGAGCATTAGTACCAGTGCGATGGGTGCGGGGATAAAGTTAAACATTGCTTCCATGATTTGTTACTCCTTTCAGCAGGTAGTTGTTGATATCGGATTTGCTTTTTTGCATACCTTCGCGGTTATTGCCGGACAGCTGCGAGTCCAGAAGATTTTGCACGCCAACAAGGACGAGACGCATCTCTTCATCGAGGCCGTCAAAGCGGCGCAGGTCTCTTGCAAGGGCCTGTGCGTGCTGAAGCTGTCCCTGTTCCAGCACGCCAAGTCTTTTTTCGAGCGTATCCATTCGCTTGTTCTGCGCATCGTCGGGGGCCTGCGCCTTTTTGATGTACTTGTGGATGATGTCCAGCACCTTGTCGATGGTGATGGCCGCAGCGCACAGGCTGCCCAAGATGCCCAGCACCCACAGTAAAGCTTCTTTTTCGGTCATTTACCCTCCCGGAGACGGGTCAGGCCCTTCTTGCTGATGATACCCGCATAGTCCTTGTATGCGTGGGACATGTCCACGTTGGTGGTCACACCGGGTACACGGGCCTTGCTGGTATACTGCCACATGCCAAAGGGCCAGCCGGGAGCGGGCTTCTTCGTCCGGTAGGCAGCCAGCCACACGTCGTATGGCTTCAGGGCTGCGCCGCCCATGTCCAGGAAGGTGCTGCCGAACCACAGGCCGGTGTAGAGCAGAGCGTACATGCCCCAGCTTTCCACCGTGCCCAGCATGTAAGCTGTCAGGTCGGTCAGCGCATCCTTGCCCAGCGGCTTCTGCACCTCGTCCTCGATGTCCACGGCCACCGGCAGCTCAAAGCTCCGGCCGGTGAGCAGCTTCTTGAAGTAAGCCAGCTCCTTGTCGGCCTGTTCCCGGTTGACCGCTTTAAAGTAGCCATACACGCCGCAGGGTATGCCCAGCCGCTTGCACTCGCTGTAATTGCGGGCAAACTGCGGGTCGGTGTAGGGCGCACTGGGTCTGCCCGCTGCACTGTTGCCCATGGCGCGAATCATCACGCCGTCCACCTTGCCGCTTGCCTTGACCTTCTCCCAGTTGATTGTGCCCTGATATCGGGACACATCCATGATTTCAGCCATAGCGTCCTCCTTACTGCGTGATCTCTTCAAAGCCGCTCTTGATGAGCAGTGCCTTGACCTTCTCCTTCAGCAGGCGGGGGCAACGCTCGTACAGAGCCTTTGCGTCCTCCATAGTCTCAGCAGACATGATTTCCTGTGCCCATAACATTGCCATCATACGTACCATCCTTTCGATTTTTTGTGTGATTTTATGCATAAACAATCTCGCTCATTTCAAGCAAGCATTGTTTCAACATCTCGTTTTCTTTTTGCAGTGCCGCCACCGTCTCCGGCAGCTTCTCCCGGGCTTCGGCCTTTTTGCGCGCTTCTTCCTGCGCGGCCAGCTCTTCGGCGGTGTAGCGGACATACTTTTGGATTGGCACTTGTTCCACCCATTCTTCCTGTGCCGGTACGCCTGGGCGGTCAACGATCTTCTGCACGTCCTTGCCACCGTTCGGATACTCGGTCACGGTCTCCCAGTGCCACTGCTCCTCCACGCCCTCTACGGCGGGGTGGGTGACTTCTTCGGTGCTGGTGGTCAGGTAGCCCAGTGTCAGGTCGGGGTTCTCCACGACCGCGCCGGTCTCGTCAATGATCTTCATGGTTCAAAACCTCCTTTCTCAGGCCACGCGCCGCCAGATGTGCACATAGTAGGCGGCAGGCTGCACGGTGGCGCTGCGGCCGTAAATAGGATTCGAGCGGGAAGCGTCGAAATACAAATCTTTCGGGACACTATTGGTGACAGTAGCATCAGCACCGCCATAAGGACTAAATACCCCTGTGTTATAGAAAGCGCCTGTCATTGTAGCTCCACTTTCAGAAATGAATGAATTGTAAATATTTGTTAACTTAGGCACAACAGAGCCAGTAATATTCGGCAAACCGGCTTCGACTGTGGTACCCGCTGCGTGGGCGTAGGATGCACCCATCAGCGCCCGGTTCTGTGCAATCTCCTGCCATGTACCGCCGAACAGTGCGGCAGGGCTGGTGGGGTCTTCCGAAATCCAAAATTTGATTTTGGCATGGTCTTCTGACAGAGCGTCTGCAATCAAGGTCTTTACAGCGTCTGCGCTTATCACGCCTTTCAGCGCGTCACCAACAGCCTTTCCGTCAGCCGGAGTGCCCTCGACGCTTAGCGTCTTGTCGGTGCGTACAATAGCCGCAGCCCTGTCCGCTTCAGCTTTGGCAGAAGCGGCAGAGCTTCCCGCGCTCTTTGCGTCTGCGGATGCTGACTGTTCGCTTTGGGCTGCGCTGGCGGCGGAGGTCCGGGCGGCGCTTTCGCTCTCTGCAGCTGCTGCGGCCTTTTTCGTCGCGGTGCTGGCTGCTCCGGTGGCGGTTTGAGCGGCTTGCAAAGCAGCCTGCTGCTGGCCCGTCACTTCCTCGGCGTACTGCTTGACGTACTCCATGCCCTGTGCGATGTCCTCACGGACTTCCACGCCGCGCTCAGCCTTACGGATTCCCGCAATGGCTTCATCAAAAGTTTTATCCATAAAACACCTCCTGTCTCATTAGCCTGACATGTACCCTTTGAGCGATCGACTCAAATCGTAAGCATCGGACGCTTTGCGTGCACTCAAAGCCTGCAGGTCGCTGATGCTGGAAAACTCAGTGCCAAATGTAAACTCCTTTTTATCCGGCGAATCCAACGGCTCAACAAGCTTGGAACACAGCAGCCAGGTATCTACACCATGCGGTGCAGAGAAAATGTGCGTTTGCTTTCCAATTGCAATACGGCTGACATCAATATCAGCGTCTTTCAAATCGACCGCTTTGACTGTCATGCCGTTCAGATAGCGCAGATTTTTGGCAAGTTCTTCCTCTGCCGCATCCAGCAAAGACTGCGGCGTGCTTTCGATGCCTTCAATAAAGATCACTTTTGTGATGATGCCAAAAAGCTTTTGCGCAGCCAGATCGTTTGCGGTTTCTGTAATGGTTTCGCCCCACGAAAAAACAAGCCATGTTATCTTTTTGGCACCTACCGCGATCACCCGCGTGTAGATGTCCTCTGCTTTGACGTTGTTGGTCAAATCCAGCAGGTTTGTTCCAAAAGCCACCGTCTGGGTGTTTTTATCGGTGATCGCCTGCAGATAGTCCAGATACCGGCGCGGTTTTCCGTTAGGATCTTCTGCATGGCGCAGCACCAGATATCCGCCGTACTTTTCCACCAGCTCACTCTGCAAGATGTCCCATGTAACGCCATAGTTTTTTCCATCGCCAAAGCTGTATGTAGGTTCCTTGACATCAAACAAAAAGCGGGGATCCGTCTTGCCGTTGATAGCAAGGATGTATTTCCCGTTTTGCTCGGCGATTTTAAAAGTCTTGGATTCAGATGCCTGCTCAACGTTATAAATGGAGTACGTGCCAAAATTCTTGTTGCAAGTACCGCAGACGATTTCGGCTTTTTTCACTTCGACCTTTGCAGCGTACGTTTTGCCCTTTACATAGGCTGCAAACAGACGCACGCGGAAACTGTTGCTTCCAATCCGTGAAATAATGCGACCTTCCGCAATGTGCTCTTCATCGATTTCCCAGCTCAGGCAGGAAGCTTTGTTGATCTCTGTTTCCTCATAGAAAATATTCGTCTTTCCATCCACGGGATCTACAATTCCCCAATGGTAAATGTAATCTCCATCATTAGAATCGTAGCTGTAACCCACCTGCACGACTTTGATGCCGTCGATATAGGGCACGATCATGGGAATGTCCATTTGCACATTGCCAGGAGTAAAAGCTTTGTATGCATCTACCATTCCGTTGTGGTTATCGCAGATCCATTCCAAAAATTGCGAAAAGCTCACATTTTTTGCAGCGTACGGCGCAATGCCGCTGTCATTCAGATACGCAAGCTCCCCTTCGCAGTAGATTTTCTGACGCATCAAAAAATCCTGTTCATGGCTCATGGGACGGCCCTGCCAGATGGAAACGCCGTCCTGTTCCACCTCTACCGTAGTGCGCAGCTTTTGCAGCGCAGAGTGTGCCACATTGCCCAGCGGCATGGTAAACTCAAAAGAGCCAGCTTTACCCACTTCGCGGGTCAGCGTGGGGCTGATGAGCTTTTTCGTGTCGGTAATGTCGCTGATATCGTGGATACAGACCTTAGTTTTCCATGTGTCTACATCCGTCTGCACACCAGCATAAACTTTGTAGCTCATAGGCTTGCCCCCAAATACTTGATACTGATGCTGCAGTCTGCCGATGCAGCAAAAACGAGGGTGCCCACTACGCCATCCGGCATAGTAAGCCCCTCGATATACTGCCAGTCGGTGGACTTGGCCAGAATGCCCACCTCAAAGCCATTGAGAGACACCGCGATGTTTGCGGCGGTCTCGCTGCGCTGGAAGTAGATGCCGGCCGCACGCGGTGCACCGGTGATGGACACCTCTTTGTCCTCGCCCGCCTTGAGCGGGATATTCGTGTAGTTGCGCACGATGTCCGTTTCAAAGTTGAAGTCATCCCACAGCCAGTCGTTGGTGCCGTCGTAGACGCTACGCTTGAAGGGGTTGCAGGTGCCGGTGATGGTAAAGGCGCTGGAAAGCCGGTCGCGGGATGGTGTGACTTTCCAAAGCCCTTCCCAGTACCACGCCGGGTCTTCATCAAAGCGGCACTGTAGCCACTTGCCATGAATGGCATTGGCAATGTTGCTTTCGATGTAAGGCCACTTGCTTTTTGGCGCGTTGCACAGCAGTTCCATCGTAATGGTTCGCTTTTTATAGTGCACCTTGCCATCGTCCCATGTGGTCAGGTTCAGCAGTGAATCAGATCCGGTGACCTGCACAAGGTATTCTTCCGGTTCTGCCGCGCCGATTTTAGGGCTGCCCACCTTGAGATACAGCCCCCAATCCGTCAGGGTGTGAAAATTGCCGATTTTTGCCCCCAGAAGCTTTGCCATTACACACCCCTCGCTTTCCGTTCCACTGTCACGCCGATGCGTGCATCTACGTTGGTCGCCATGCGGGCCGACAGCACGCCCACCAGTTCACCGGAGTCCATGACCACCTGACCCTTGCCGATGTCGGGCAGATGCTCGTCCAGCATCCCCTCGATGCGCTCCAGAATGCTGGTCTGCCGGTCAACAATGGACTGCTGGCCGGTGACGCGGTACTGCAGGGCTGCGCGGGTGGAGAAGGTGCCCAGACTGTCATACACGCCGGTCTTGTCAAAGGGACTCTGGTAGTGGCTGACGGGCTTCTGATTATTCTTCTTGTCCATCCACATGGCAAGGCCGATGCCGCCGGCGACTGCGCCCACGCCCAGGATCAGGGCAAGGACGGGGTTTGCTGCCACAAAGGACACGATGTTGCCCAGTGCAGAGGTGATGCCGCCAGCCATGCCGGAAAAGCTCTGCACGATGCTGCCTAGAGCTCCGCCCACGCCGCCGGACTTTGCAAGACCGTCGATGATCTCACCAAAAGCCTTGACCGAGTTGGTCACACCGTCGATATCGGATTTTACCCCGCCGTCAGAAAAAAGCTTCTGGAAGATATCAAATGCCTTACCGATGCCGCCGCTGAAGTAGCCCTCATTGACCGCGGTCAGTGCCTTATTGAGCCAATCAGAGATCACGTCACGCTGCTTCTGCGATACTTCGCCCCAGATCAGATTGACAAAATCCAGCCCAAGACCTGCCCAGTCGCCGTTTTTGGCATCACTAAAGGCGCTTTTTACCAGCCCGAAAATGCCCTTATCCAGCTGGCCGGAAGTCTCGCTCAGCTGCTGGTCAATGCGGCTCTGGGTACCCTTTACGCTCTTGTCGATCTCGTTGGAGGTCTCCGTCACCTTATCTTGAATTCCGTCGATGTAGGTGATGATCTTCTCGTAAGTCTCCGCGCCGTTCTCGCCGATGCGCTGTCCGGTCTCTGTGACGTTCTTTTTGATATGCTCGCTGCCGTCCGCGTACTTTTCCACCGCCTGCTGCACCTTTGTGGTGATGCCGTCAACGGTGGTTTCCGAGACGTTGGTAAAGGTGCCAAGCAGCGACTTTGACATGTCGTCATAGGTCTTTGTGACCTTTGTGACCGTGCCGTTGACTTTGGTCTCGACCTGCTTAAAGGTTGTTGCAACACCGTTCACCATCTCCTTGCCGGTCGTGGTGGTGGTCTCGGTGATGCGGTCTTTGATCTTGCCCGCGCTGTCCTTGACCTTCTCGGTAAGGGTCTGGATGCTGGTGGTCACAGCGCCCAGCGCATTCTGCGCGGTGGTGGTAGCTGTGCTGGAGATGGACGAAATGACCGTTTCGGTGGTGGACTTGGAGCCGGAGGATCTGGATTTTTTGCCAGTGGAAGAACCAGACGGGCTGGTTGTAATGGAGCTGCCGCCGTTGCCGCTGGCTGCCGCCAGCTCCGCCTGACGTTCAGACCAGCTTTTGTTGCTGATGCCAATGCCATTCAGAGCATTTTGCCGTAAACGGTTTTTGTTGCTCTTCCGGTTATTTGCATCCGCGTACTCTTCGTAGGTATTGAAGTCTGCTGTGGCGGCTTTTCCAAGAAAACGGTTGAGTTTATAGCTCAGCTGATCCAGCCATGTGGTGGCTTTGCTTGCGAAGTCCCTGAGAGCGTTTTTTGCCGTGTTGATAGGCTCCGTCAGGCCGGTGATCGCGCCTGCGAGACCAATCCAGCCGTCCGTTTTGTAGGCTTCCTGCGCCTTTACGATCAGATCATTCAGATTGCCGATTACAACGCCGATGCCGCCGGATAAATCGCCGGTCAGCAATCCGGCCAGCTGGCTCACGTTGTCCTTCAGGGTGGATACCCGGCCATTCATGGTCTGGCTCTGGGTGTCCATACTGTTGTAGTAACGCCCGCCCTCTTCGGAAGCGGCCTGCAAAGCCTGCGTCAGCAGATCATAACTGATGGTCATCTTCTGCACTTCGGCGGTGGACTTGCCTGTGTAGTCGGCCAGAATGCCGTATACGTCGATGCCAGCATAAGCAAACTGCTTGATATCGGCTGCTGTCGCCTTACCGGTGTTGGCGATCTGCTGCAGGTTCTGGGACATGCGGTTCAGCTCGTCGTTGCCGCCGCCGGTCGCAGAGACCGCGTCGCCCAGTGCCATGATGGTACTGCGGGCATAGGAAGCGTTCTCGCCTGCAGAGATCAGGTACTGGTTGGCCTTTGTCAGGGACTCGACATCAAACGGGGTTTTTGCCGCGTCTTCCTGGATCTGGCTCATGACCTGCTGGGCGGCTTCCGCGCTGCCCAGCATATTGGTAAAGCCAGTGGTGTATTTCTCGATTTGGGCGTTGTACTCGATGCCGGAAGAGATGAACCCCTCTGCGGCACTGAGTGCAGCAGAGCCGAGCTTCGAGAAGACGTTCGCCATGACCGTGCCCTGTGTAATGGCGTTGGCCAGAGATTTGCCGGATGCCTTATCCGTGGAGCTGGCAAAGCCGTCCATGCCGTTGTTTGCAGCTTTCAGCGCGGTCGTGGTTGCCCTGAGCTGTGCTTCTGCCTGTGCCAACATGGTCTTGAGGTTTTTGGTCTCAGAGGATGCTTTGCCGGTCTTGCCCACCGATTCGTTGTAACGTCTGGTCAGTTCCACTACGGCCTTTGCGGCCTTGCTGTACTCTCCTGACAGCGAAGAAACGGTTTTTTTCGTTTCGGATTGTACATTCTGGATGCCCTGCCGGTAGGCACTGTCGTCCAGCCCGAGGGTGGCGCTCAATTCAAAAATTTTCAGGCTTCATCACCCCCGTTCAAGCCATTTTTAATGCGTGCTATCACTTCATCAGCGGACGGCTGCGGCGGCTGTGGGCGGTTTTCCACAAGCCCTGCCACCATGTCGTACCACCGCTCTTCCGCGCCTATAAGGTGCGCCAGAGCGTCCGTCATGTACGCCTGATAGCTGAGTGTGATGCGCTCTTGCCGCAAAGTGTTCAGGCAGTGCTGCAAAATGTACGGCCTGCCAAACAGCCGTAGTGCGTCCGGACTGATGGAAGAAATCAGGTGTCTGTACCCGCCAGCACCAACGGCAGACACCAGAGCAAAAAATCCATCACATCGTCGTTGTTCAGCAGTTCTTTTACCGCGCGCATCTTCTTGAACGGGCCGATATTTTCGACCACCCCGTTTTCATCCACGTCCGGCTCATAGAGCAGCGGAAGCAGCTTTGCGGTGGCAGCGGCATTGTCGAACAGCAAGCTTTTTGCCATAGCCTGAATGTTCTTTTTTGCCTGTTCCTTCTTCTTCTGTTCCAGCTCCTCTGGCGTTTCCTCGCCGGTCAGGACCGGCAGAACCTTGCGCAGCTCCATGATCTTGGATTTTTCCAAGACCTCCTCTGCCACATCGGCGATCTGCCAGCAGTGGCGCAGAAACTCTTCATCGGACAGCTCTGTCAAAAATTTCATGCGGTGTCCTCCTTATGCTGCGGCCTTGGGGCTGTAGTACCACTCCATAGGCACCACGTCACTGCCCAGACGGGGGCAGCCGGTCAGGGTGACGGACAGATTGCCCTTGCCCTTGTCGGTGGTCTTGAGGGACAGGCCGCCGGTGGAGAGTGCGTTCATCAGCTTGACGGCCACAAAGCCGCCGTCGATGGTATCGCCCACCCACCAGATGTCCTTGAAGTCTCCGGTGCTGGCGGTGGGATTCAGCGTCATACGGGGCGTGACTTTCTTGTCACTCACATCCGCAGCGCCCAGCGCCAGCTTGATAACGTCCGTTGTGACGTTCAGGGCGGTAAAGGCCAGCGTGCAGTCGTAGTCCTCGATCTGCATCAGCTCTGCGGTGTTTTTCTGGCAGTTGTCCACATCATCGCCAAGGTCGGTGATGTTGGGCTTGCACTCTGCCGTCACGCCGCCGGAGGTGGCGCAGATGATGTCTGCGTCCTGGATCTCGGTCGTGCCGGACGGGTCAAATTTGTTCAGCACGACACCGGCATTGATCTGCATGGACTCGAATGCTTTTGCGCTGATCTTGGTAAACTTTCTTGCCATATTGCTCCTTACTCGCAAAATTGCGTGATTTCAAAATTGAGGTATTCGCACAGATACCCTTCAGGCGGGTTGTCGAGGGGCTGTGCCCATGGGGTGCCTTTTTGCAAAAGAATAGCGCCGCCCTCACAGGAAAGCGTTATGCTGTCCTCGAGGGCTGCGCTGATCGCATCCTCGGTTTGCAGGATGGGGGCCCTGCCGCCCTTGCTGGGGTACCACAGCCGGGCGTGGAAGGATGCCGTTTCGTTCCACCCGCCGGGGATGGTGGGCTTGTAGGTCAGATAGGGCAGTGAAGCGGCAGGAGGAATGTTATCTTCCAGATAACCCGGGATGCCAAAGCCGTTGAAAAACGTGTTCAGCGCCCGGTTGATGCTCTCAGACGGCCCCATTACGGCAGCACCGCCTTTTTGCACTTGACGGCTCGCAGCCCCATGCCGGATTCCGGCGGGGCCTTGGTTTCGTCTGCTGCGCTGGTGATCTGGAAAGTCTGCCCGTCGCTCACCCGCTTGATGTAGTCTGGGAAAGCCAGCGGCACGCCGGTGTTGACCAGCAGGGTATAGGTAGATGCTGTGTCAGCCTGCTCTGCCACCTGAGCTTCCACGGTGGTGTCGTGGCGCTCCACGGCCTCAAACTCGGGGCCGTCCGTCCAGCCGGACACAAAGCCGCCCACGCCGTCCGGCTCATAGCTGCGGGTCTGAAAACGGTATTTTTGGGTAAAGCTCTGCATCACGGTGGATGCAACGAACGGATTGACCATGTCACATCTTCCTCCAATGATTGATTTCGGATTTATAGCGGGTCTTGCCGTCTGCGGGCAGGCCGTCCGCGCCTGTAGCCATCGTGCCGGACCACCCGGCAAAGGACTGGGACACATACACGCCGCCGGCCTGGAGCACCTTGTCGTATGCGTCGATTTTTTCAGCCAGCGCCACAAAATCAGGCGGCACGCGCATGGGCTGCACCGTCCCGGTGAAGGTCTCGGCGGTCAGATCGCCGTCCCCGGCCTTGTGCACGCCGTCATTGAAAATGGATCCACACACGAGGAAATACTGCCCCGGCACTACCCCGGCGGGCACGGTATCCGGCTCAAAAGCAAACTCCCCGGCAACGGGATCATCTGCCCGGTCAAAAAAATTGTGCGTGTAAACGCACAGCTCTGGGACGGTCATGCAAAGTCACCCCCTTGCAGGTTAGACCGATTCACCCGGGGTAATGGTCTGGACAGAGATGCCGTCCAGGTACTCAGCAAACAGGGTCACGCCGGTGATGGCGAAGCTCTCAGAGACGGCGGTGGTGTAGTTGCCCTGGGTGTGGAAACCGATCAAATTGCTGGCCTCGCCTGCGGTGGTGTACACCAGCCCGGCCTTGGCGTAGTCGCTGTCGGAGGGGTCAACGTAGTACATCACGATGTTGTCCACGGGGGTGGCAATGACCTTGCCCTTTGCGATCTCGCCGTCAGACAGCAGGAAGATGGTGTTGTAGCCCATGAAATCCTTGATGTACTGGAAGCCGTACTGGTTCTGGATGGTGATCGGGGCGGTGCCCAGGTACTCCGCCACGTCCAGGACGTTGGCAAAGCCCACAACGCCGGTGACGGTGCGGTGCATATTCTTGAATTTGTTCTCCACGCTGCCCTTTGCCATGGCCAGAGCCATCTGGAAGGTCTTGGGGGTGCCCTTCAGGCTGCCGGTGTTCAGGTACTTGTAGAACTTGTCCGTGACCTTTGCGGTCAGGTCGAACAGGAACTCGTCATCGGTCTTCTGCACGGCCACATCATAGCCATAGTTCTGGATTGCCTCCAGGGAGACGGCCTTGGCGTACTTTTCGATTGTGATCTTGCCGTAGTCCTTCTCCTTGACGGTGTACTGGCTGTAGGGGATCTCCTCGCCCTCGGCCACGGTGCCGCTCTGCAGGGTGCCCTGGGCGTACTTGCTCTTCAGCACGGTGCCGGGCTGCATCCGAATGGGGCGCATGATGCCCATGATCTCCCGCAGGTGCTCCCAGTTGCGCTGGAAGCGTGTCACAAAGTCGATTTCCCGGGGGTTGACGGTGATCTCGGTAGTGGTGGTCAGATTGGTCTTTGCTGCCATGTGTTAGTCCTTTCCGCCGCCTGTAAACAGGTCGGCATTTGCTGCAATGGCCGCCTGGCGTTCGCCAGCGTCCTTGATTGCAAAAATTTGGTCTTTGGTCATTTTGGAGCCGGCATTGGTGGGCGGGTTGTCCACCTTTGCGCCTGTGGTGGTCGTAGTGCCTACGAAGTCGCTCCAATCAGCTTTCAGGCTGTCGGCGTGCTTCTTGGCGTCCTTGACCTCGCCCTTATCGTCCAGCTCCAGCTTGTCGATATCCTCGCCAGACAGCCGCACGACGCGGTTTGCATACTTGTCCAGCACCCCGGCGGACTTCAGCAGCTCCCGGAACTTGGCTTCCTTGGCTGCGTGGGTGTCTTTCTGGGTCTGCTGGGCCTTGTAGTCGGTCAGCGCCTTTTCTGCGGCCTGCTTGCCGCCGTTGGCTGCGTCCCGGTCTTTTTCGGCCTGTGTGCGGGCTTCTTTTTCTGCATCCAGCTGGTCTTTGAGTTCGTCTGTCTCCTTGTGCAGGGCGTCCAGAATGGCTTTTGCCTTGTCATCGTCGGAGGTTTCGGGGTTCTCCAGAATCGTGCGGATGTCAGCTCTTTTGAGTGCCATGTGATAGTCCTTTCTGCCCTTGCTCGGGCTGCCATGCTTGGCAATAAGGTTTATTTGCCGGACGTGCTGCCGGTGTGGTGCCGCCTGTGGGGCTTGAACCCACGGCCCCCGGATTACAAATCCGGCGCTCTGCCGGCCTGAGCTAAAGCGGCATAAAAAAGCGGCTGACGCTGTGCGCCAACCGCTGAGTATTAAATTTTACGGTCTTGTTTCCACGCTGGGCAGGATGTCAGTGTGGAAATAGAGCTTGTAGTGGTAGGGGTCGGTATGGGTGCCGGTGATGTCCTCCACCACATACATGGTGTAGTCGTTCAGGTAGATGTAATTCTTGCGGTAGGTGTCTGGGCCGATTTTTACAGTGCAGACCAGCTCGTTGTCCGAGTTGTTGGAGATGGACATGTAGCCCTCGGCTTCCATGATCACCTTGTCGGTTCTGGCGTTGTAGACGGTGATCTTGCGCTCGCTCTCAAAGTAATCGGCCTGCTTGGAGATGTTGGCATTGGCCTTGGCAGCCTCCGAGCAGCCGCACAGCAACAGCGCCGCAAGCAGCACGATAGATGCGAAAATTTTCTTCATGTTATGCCTTCTTGTTTCCTTCTTCCACCGCGATTTCTCGCAGCTCGTCAATGTGTTCTTCCACCGCAGGGCGGAGGAACGGACGGGGAGCCATGCCCCGGGTAAAGTGCCACTTGCCGTTGAAGTCTTTCCAGACCCACGGCGTTTTGCGACCGTTGCCGTTTGTTGCGTGTACGCCCGTGCCCAGCTCCACATACACGCTGTAAAAGAGATTTGACCCGATGGTCACGGTCTTTTTTGCAAGGTCTACGGCGTAGGTCAGGCTTTGCTTGAGCGCACCGCCCACATAGCCCTCAATGCCCGTGCTGTCTGCCGTGCCTGTGGGCACAAGAAGCTGGGCGTAGTCCTGCACCTTCATGCCCCAGATGGTCAGCACCCGCTCCGCCCACGAGTCCAGCGCTTCATGCAACTGCGGGGTGTTGTCGGTGAATTTGATGTCGTAGTTAAAGTTCATGGTTTACCGAACTCTCCACGTCTTGGAATTTTTTCTTGCGCGGTAGTAGGTCTTTCCCTCAAATGTCACTTCAAGTGCACCCCTGTCCATTGCAGAACCCAAAACGGAAGAAAGCGACTTTGTTTCAGCTGCCTTTTTGTTTGCGGTTGACTTTTTCTGCACATCCTTCATAAAAGAATTGACGTTTTGCCGTTTCTGTGCCGTGTTATCCGCCGCCTTTTGCACCTGACTCTGGTTAAACCTTGCAGGGCCGGAAACATATGGATTCGCAACCTTCGTCTGAGCCTTTAGCTGTTCCGTTGTCAGTTCATGCAATTTATCCAGTGCCGCCGCTTTTTCCTGCTGAGTAAGATTCGACTGTTGGATTTTCTTCACGTTCGCTTCATACTCGCGCTTTGTTGCATCGCCAGCATCAAACAACGAAAAATCATTCGATCTTCTCACCAGCGTACTATCCAAACTTTTTGCTCCATTTGCGCCGCCGCCCGCTCTCGCGGAGCTGCGCCCGGCTCTGCCGGATGCTCTACCACCGCCGCTCATCGTGACACCTCTCTCTTACTTCCGCATATTGCGGTTTAATTACAGTTGCGTTAAAGTCCATACCCGGTAATGGTTTGCCATACCAAAGAACTTGCGTGGGATTCAAGCGCCGCATGGCTTCCTTGCACCCCATTGTGAAAAGAGTTGTAGCTAGATGTTCGTTCATCAACCCAACGGACGAAATGGAGATGATGGAGTTTCGCGGCTCGCCGTCAAAGCACCACTCGTAGCTTTCCGGCCACACCCATTCGATGGTGGGAATGACCTTGATACAGTGCATTTGCCAGTACGCTGCCAACCAGTGCCGTTTATAGGCGCTCCAAATCTGCACCGCTTCCGGGTGGTCTCGGAACATGGAAAAATCAGGGGAAAGCACCGCCCCGAACTGCTGCAAAAGCGGCACATACTTGTCAGGATTGCGCCATACGCGCTCAAACTGGTAATCATCACAATAAAAATGGACGCCTTTGCTCCCCCTATCTTTGGCAGACAGGGCGTAGTTGAAAGGTATCCATTCCAGCTTGTCAATACGGATGTCCGTTTCAGGCTTAATCGCAGGGATGCCGTACTTTCCTACGCCGGGAAAAATCATTTTTTCGGTGTTTTCCATCGGCAGAATCACGGTTTATCCCTTCTTTCTTTTTCTGACTCCTTCCATTGTCCTAATAAGGCGTTTGTGTGCTCCATGCGGCTTTGCGCCATTTCCGTAGGAAGGCCGCGCGTGTTTTGGCTTAATGTAACCACACGGGGGCTTAAAATCACGGCAAAAGTTCAAGAAAAAGTCATCGTTGATTACAACAATCCCAAACTTCTTATTTTTCATGCTTTGCAATCTTCCTCTTTCTCTTGCGTTCAAAATAAGTTTTCGGCCAATCGGGCCGGTTCGCTGCCTTTTCAGCCTTACTGATCGCTTCTTCGAAATTTTTAGCGGTTCCGCCGGCATTGTAAAATGCCTTTGCAAGATTCTCGAAATTTTCGGCAGAATTCATTTTTTTGTCCTCTTTCTCTTGCGCTCTTCCGCCCACCACATTTGCTCTTTCTCTTTGCCGCCCTTGGATTTATACCACTCGGTGTAATCCATGACGGGGGTGGTCTCTTTGGTCACATTGTCCCGCTGCATGGCGTTCTGTCGGGGATACTTGCCCAAGGCAGAGGACAACACACAGCGGCAGTGGTAGACCATCTCCGGCGCTGCGTTGGGGTCGCCGGGGCGCTGAATCTCGTAACCCATGACCTTGAACGGCTCGTCAAGCTCTGCCGTTTGCTGGTCAAGCAAGCGGTGCATCTCACGGGTGCGGTAGTCGTGGGTGGAGTTCCACCGCTTTTTGACCTCGATGCCCAAAGCCTTGGCGTTTCGCATCTGCTGCAAAGCCCCGGCGTTCTGGGCGCTGGTAAGGGCTGTGATGGCGTTGTTCATGGCCCAGTGGATCTCTGTGTCAGCCATGCCGTTGACGGCCTGCACGGCGATGTCGTGGACGCTCTTGCCCTGCACGATGCCCTGCATGACGTAGCGGTTGAATATCTTTGCATCATAGGTTTTGTTGCTCTCGCTTTTGATACGCTTGTTGGGCACAAGCCGGGGGCGCTCCTGCAAAAGCAGCCGCACCGCCTCGGTGTTGTACAGGGTCAGCCCGAACGTCACGCCTGCGGCCTGTTCCAGCTCGTAGAACGTCCAGTTTGCGCCAAAGGAAAAGATGTTGTATTGCTCGTCCCGGGCCAGCTTGTAGGCCGTCTCTTGGGCTGTGGTGCAGGTCTGGGTAATGCCGTCCAGCTTGGCGCGCATCAAATCGGACTGAAAGACCTGATTTTGCAGCCAGATGCGGTAGTCGTCTTCGGCGATCTCGCCTGCATCCAGCTGCGCCCGTTTGCGCTCGTCCAGCGCTTTGTACTTTGCCAGAAACTCGGTCAGCTGCTCCTGCATCTCCCGGCGGGCAGTGCCGTACACCCGGAGGATGCGGCGGCGCAGGCGGTTCAGCTGGCGGGTAGAGATGCGGTCACGGTCATTAGCTTTCAAATCCATCAGCTACTCTCGAAACGTATTCACCCGCATTTTCGGAAGGAAATGCAAGCTTAAGGCTTCCGGGGATTGGCTCGCTGTCCAGCGGGTAAACGTCCATTTTATTCAATGCCGCCTCGGCTGCTTGGTTTTGGCTCTCGGCATGGACAAGTAAATATCCGCGCTGCTCCCACTTAATCGGAACTCGGTAAAGTGCCATCTTCGTTTCCCTCCTCTTTTTCAAACTGCGGTCGTCCAAACGCATCAATGCCGACCATCCGCACGTTTGGCCTTGCGACATCAATAGTCGTTCCCTGCAGCAGCTCAACAGCGGAAATGAACCGTTGCATAACATTTTCTGCTTCTTCCGACAGCTCGATTTCTATTTTCCCTTCCATCGGAATTTTAAGATTCGCCATTGTCTTCCTCCTCCTCGTCCGTGGTCTCTCTCGTTGCGCTCTCAGCCATCAGTGCGGCCTTGGCCTGCTCCTTTTGTTCCGGGGTCAGGTTGGGCAGCAGGTCAATGGCCATGTCCTGCCCGATGATCGGCGCCTCGGAAATCACCATGCTGACCTGTTCGGCTGTGTTGGTGATCTTGCTGCGGTTGAATGCCGGCATAGCGTTGTCAAAGCCAGCCAGTGCGCAGATCTGCCGGATGAACGGCTTGACCTGCGCCTCGAAGTCGTCCGCGTTCTGGTTCAGCGGTTCATAGGCTGCATCCAGATGGTCGTTGGTGCTGTCCGCACTGACGCAATGCACGTCCAGACCGCCGAAGTCTTCATACACCCGGGTGTGGAGCAGCTCCAACAGAGCCTGCCGGGCCGTCACAGGGATCTCGGTGGTGTAGGGGGTGATCTTGCCGCCCTCGCTGGTGTCTGCGCCCGCAATGTGGTACAAATTCAGCTTGACAAGGAACTCCTGCAGCTCGTCGTCCGTCATGCCGTTGAAGTTCTCGCACAGCCAGTAGATCTGCGAAAAGTCCTGCAAGTCATTGCAGAAGCCGGACATCACCAGATCGGTGTTGTCAATGTAGGCTTTCAGACCCACAAGGGTGCTCTGGTGCAGGTCGGAGCCCCACAGCGGCACAATGGGCAGAGCGCTGTAGTTTTCGCCCTCCACGCTTTCCAGCCCGCCGCCGGGTGTGGTGACGGTCACGCTCTTGTATGCCTGCTTTGGCACGGTCTCCTGCATCACATTGCCGATTTTGCTTTCCGTGTACTCGGTAAAGCCGTCCAGCTCGTACAGGATATAGTGCACATCCGTGTCCGGGTTCAGCCGCCAGAAGCGCACGCCCGCCTGCAAAAGGCCTGTTTTTTCATCGTACAGGGGCGCGAACTCGGTCAGCTTAAAAACCACCAGATGGTCGTTGTTCCAGAAGCCAAAACTCTCGCCGTGGATCAGGGCGAAATATCCGGCTTTCTGGATCTGCTCGTCAAAGTTCTGACCCAACCTGTCCTTGTCCACGCCATCGTTTGCAAAGACCACGCCGTTGCCGAGGGAGTAGGTTGCCCGCTGCTTGTTGAGCCGCCGGAAAAGATTGCTCTTGACCATATCGGGGTGTGGGGTGTCCTGCTTGGTGTTTTTGGATAGGCGCTTCAGCATCAAAGCGTAAGCCTGCGCAAAGCGTTCAGCCCCCGGGTTTTTCTGTGCGTCGTACAGGTCGGCATCCAGCGCCATCTTGTAGGGGCCGGAAGTGCAGTGCTGCTGCACGAACCGCCGGATGAAATCAGGCTGTTCCCCGGCGGCTTGCGCCTGCTGAAAAGTCTGGAATGTGTATACAGTGCTCAAAATCAATTCCTCAGTTTTACAAGGCGCTTCGTGCGCACAAAATATCGAATAGCGTCCATGCAGTGGTCGTTGACCTTCAGCACGGTGTCGTCTTTGTCTGGGTCCCAAGCGTACACGCCAAACTCTTCCAGCGTGTGCTTGCAGTCCTTGTATATTTTCAGCCGCCCGGTCTGCAGCATGGTCTGTACGTCCAGAATGCCGCTCAGGACATCATTGTTTGCGGGCGTCTGGGTAAAGCCGTTCTTGCGCAGCTCTGTAATCAGGGGCAAGGCAGAGGGGTCAACGATGATCCTCTCCGGCTTGAGTCCATTCAGCCACGCCTTGAGGTCCGCAACATACTCGCCCACGGTCTTTTGCCGCTTCTGTTCGCGGCCGCTGTAGTAGTACTCCCGGGTGACGATCCAGCAGTCTGCATCTGCCTGCTTTTGGAACAGCAAAAAAACCGTTGCGTTCTGGGTGCCGAAGTCGCAAGCCACATAGCTGCTCTTTGGAGACAGCGCCGGAAGCACATCAACAACGTGCTTCTTGCGGTCGAACATGTCATATACAAGGCCCTCGGCCACCGTCCACAGGCCAAGAATGTAGCGCTGATAAAAAACGCCGCTGTACTGGCTGCGGTATCTGGCCTTGATGTCCTCGGAAAGCGACAGGTTGTCGTCCATCGTGAAATGGAGATACATCATCTTGCGGGAACGGCATTTCCGCACCCACTCGAGATAAAACCAGTGCTGTGGGCTGCCCGGGTTGCAGTTGAACCAAAACTTTGACCCGGTGACAGAGCAGCGGGCCGTGGCCTGATTGACAAAGCTCTGCGGCATCAGGGCCACCTCGTCGAAGAATGCCCCGGCAAGGGTGATGCCCTGGATCAGGTCCTGGCTGCTCTCGTCCTTGCCGCCAAAAAAGTAAAATTCGTTGGTTCTGCCGCCCTTGCTGACGGTCATGCAGTTTTCTGCCCGATGCTCCTTGACGTTGTAACCACGGGCTGCAAGCTGCTGCTTGAGTGTGCCCAGCACGTTGCGCCGGAAGCTGGCAATGGTCTTGCCGCACATGGCAAACTGTTGGCCGCTGTAGCAGGTCATAGCCCACTGGACAAAAGAAAAGCTCATGGCAAAGGTCTTGCCCGAGCGGATAGCTCCATCGGCAATGATGCCGTTGTAGCCGCTGTATGTGCTCTGCGGTGTCCACCAGCTCAAGACCTGCTTTTGCCGCTGGCTGAGGGCTTTCCAACGAAAACCGTTACTTTTCCGCATGGTCGTCCTCTTCCTCCGGCAGCATCTCCACGTCATCCGGCGGGCTGATGTCTGCGGCAGCGCTCAGAGCCTCAAGCAGGCCATCGTCCGGGGCTTCTATGCCGCTCTGGTCTCCCGGCACAGCAAACTTGTCCACGATGGTGCCAAACGCCGTGGACAGCTGCGGCAGCGTTGCCTCTGCGATCTTGTCAGGGTCTGCCATCGCCTGAAGGTACAGCCCGAGAAGATCCTGTGCTTCCCCGCGCTTGCTACCTAAGTAGGAAAGCATGTCCTGCGTGTTCTGCTCTTTTTTTAAGGCGCACAAATCCGCGCACTTGGGATTATCTTTCACGATTTTCCGCACGGTGCTTTCTGCCACGTCGTTCAGCTTTGCGGTTCTGGCGTAGCTCTGCAGCTGCACATAGTCAGCGATGATCTTCTTTTTTTGTCTGTCTGTCAGCCGCTTCGCGCTCACCGCCACCACCTCTCTAAACCCATGCAAAAGAAAAACCGCCCGGAAATCCGAACGGTCAAAATATCGAATGTGCCGCCAGCCGGATTTGAACCAGCACCCACGGAATGGATGTGCGCAGTGGTTGGCTGTGCAGTGATGTTCCCGTGGTGTCACCAACGTTGTCCCGCCTTAAATGGGCGGCGCTCTGCCAGTTGAGCTATGACGGCATATAAGCAGCACCCGTGCATTCAGTTCGTTGGACATGCGTCAAACGGTGGGCGCTGCTGCATCCGGAACTTTCGCGGCCGGATGCCCCGCTACTCTCTGCATGCCGTCCCCCGGTCATACAAAGTCTGGCACTCCCGGCAGGACTCGAACCTGCAACATGCGGTTTTGGAGACCGCTGCTCTACCGCTTGAGCTACCGGAGTATAAAAGCCGCCCTTGGAATCGAACCAGCCGTGTCTGCACACACGCGCCGCGCTCCAAACTGCGCTCAGGCGGCCATATAAAAACAGCTCCGGTTCGCCGCCGGGGCTGTTGGTTGGCGCACATCCTGTCAGGAAAGCTACACCTTGGCAAGGATTCTAAGGCCTTTTCTTGGCACGGGAGGTTGCACGTGCGGCCTTGCGGGTTGTCTAGTCCATGCGCCATATGGTGCGAAACCGTGGATTCGAACCACGCGGAGAGGGAGGTGCGCGCCCTTCCCCAGACACTCAGAGCCGCCGCCATGAATGGAGCCGTGCCAAAATCTCGCATAGAAGCAGCCCGCGAAACGTGAAGAGAGAGCAAAGTCCGGTACCTGCAAGCAGAAAAGGAGGAAAATGCCAAGAAGGGACACGTTTCGGAGGCTGCGTGCATCGGTTTGCCTTTTGGCTTTTCCGATGATACAATTTTACACCATGCGATAGTGAAACCGCAATGTAATGACAGTGCAATGTTTTTAAAGGCTCAGTTCCTCCATTGCTTTGCGCCGCAAGACATAGACCATGCGCAGAGAGTAATTCATATCTTTTGCGACCCTGTCCCACGTGAGGCAATCGAGATAGTACTTGTACAGCACCGTGTATGCTTTTTCGTTCTGGATCCGGTCAAGTGCGCTTTTGATCTCAAGAAACAGCCTGTCGCAGACCGCTCTTTGCTCATAAGCGCGTCGCTTCGCTTCCTCCTCGCGTTCCACTGCCCGGGCAAGGCTCTGGCCATCTTTGCTGCCGCCCGGGGCCGCGCTGAGGCTCTGGGTAATGTGCCGGGTGGCCTCCTGTGCTTCGGCCAGACGGTCAGACAGCAAGTAGTATCTTTTTTCTGCTTCGCGGTAGCGGTTCAGCCACGCCTTAACGGCGCGGTAATCGGTTCCGTCCTGCTTCTGGGTGTCAGTGTCAGGTGTCCATGTGCGGGTCATTGTTGCTCCTTTCTTCAAAATCGTTGCAATATTCGGGCGGATTTATGTATCCTTCGTCTTTGTCACTTCTCCGGCAGATATAGTGATATCCGGATTCTGACGCCCCAAATTTTTGATTTAAGAAAACGCACCGGTCGCAAAGGCAAGGTTTGTTGCGGTTGAGCCGCCGCTTGAAATGTTCAATTGGGTTGCCATCGCTAAGAACAAACCAGATGAAAAATCCCGCAAGTGTTGCCATGAACAGCGTGCTTGCAATTTCAAATAGCATATCAAGCATTTTACTCCTCCATTTCTTCAATCTCGATTTCCACCCGGGGATTCTCCCGGTCAAGCTCCACCCGGCTGCCATCGTGGGCGGCGACGATCTTGCTGTTGTCGTCCTCCAGAACCCGGGCTTTCACCAGAATGTCCGTGGTCGCCTCGATGAGGTTTGCCAGATCGACCCGGCGGGCGGTTTTCATGTAGTACACGCACCTCACGTTCAAGCGGGCAGAAATGGGGCTGCGCGGCCTTTTGATTTGCCGCAGGCAGTCCGTCTCATAATCCACGTAGGCCTTGCTAGGGGCCACAAAGCGCCCGCCTGAGCGGTTTTTGAGGATGCGGGCAGAGTTCTTCTTGGTTCGCGGGTCGCCGTAGAGGGTCAAGTGCATTTTTTCCGTTCCTCGCTGTTCCACTGCTTGAGTGTTGGTGCGTAATGCCCGCACATCAAACAACAAAGTTCAGTCCCCGGGTCCGACAGCACTGTGATCTTCGGATTAACTGACTTGATTTTCTTTCCCCATGCAATACATCCACTCCCGCACTTTGGGCAAGGAAGAACAGTGTATGATTTTTTTATCACTTCACATCCTCCATTAGATCATCAACGCACATCTCAGTAAGGACGGCGTCCAACTTGTTCATTTCTGTCGTTTCCATGTATCAGACCTCCTTGATAGGTTTCCAAACAGGGTATGCGTATGGATGCTTTGCAACTTCATTCCACAACCACTTATATGGATAACCTACGCAATTGGACTTTGTAATCGGCCCAGCAATCGCTATCACATAGCCGTTTTCATCTGCATCTTCTTTCTTAGGCGGTTGCTCAAATGTGCTTCTCCACAAGCCCTCAAACCCGATTTCGCTATAAGAGCAGGTTTCAAAATAATGTGTAGCCATCCCAAGTTCTTGCTCAATATCGCTACGGATGCTCTTGTCGTCCTCGTCCGCTTCGGTTTCGAGAACAAGGTAAATCCGCTTTTTCATACTCTCACCTCTTCATCTTCGTTTCGATGTTGTCCAGCTTCCATGCAACCCACCAGACGGAACAGCAGTTGTCTAACTGTCGCCACCATGCACACTTTTCTTTCTCGCATACGCACCGCCCAAGCGGATTGCTGGTCCGCTTCATCTTCCGTCCTCCACATAGCACCAGCTTTGCGGCGCGCGTTCGATTCCGAACGCTTCTCCCCGGCAAATCAGCTTTTCTGCGTCCCATCTGCGGCAGGTGCAACAGTCTCCGCGATGCGTACAGGGCTGTATCGCCCAGAAATCTTTAAACTTTACTGGCTTTTTGTATAGTTTGAAGTTTGAAATATGCCAGCAGTACGCATCGCGGCAGTCAATCAGCTTCCGTCCTTTCCAGCCAGCATAAGCCTCTACCTGCTGCGGTGTAAGGCAGCTTCCCAAAATCCTTTCTTCGAGATTCCCTGGGATAGAGCTTGTAAGCGGAGTAATTCTATCGATATCGTTGCAGGTGAACTCGCCAATGACGCGCCCCCTTTTCCCTGGCCATCCGCCGTGGACCTTCGCGGACACGTCCCAGTTACGGTCGTCCGAATTAAACTCTTTACTCGCCGTCCGGGTGCAGTAGATATACACCCTGAACGGCGTTTCCAGCTTCGGGCGGGTCTTGCGCACCTCAATGGTCTTTTGCCCCCGAATGATGAGGTCGCACCATTCAGGCCGAATGCTCATCAAGATAGCCTTCATTTTTTCACCATCCCTTCCATTGCCAGCTGCTCGCACTGCTTTTCAGCTTCCCGGCGCTGCTGGTCATACTCAAACAGCATATCTGCGTACTCATTGCCCACCCGGCGGATGGCCGTTTCCAGCATCTCCGTCACAAGGTCGTGGTACTTGTCTGCGCCCTTGCGGCTGTTTCTGGCAGCTTCCCGGGCTTCCCACAGGTCGGCGAGCTTGTCATGCCTGTCAGCGGCAATCTCGCCATAGCCGTAGGCATCCTGGATCTGCTCCATGCTTTCCCAGCCTTCCAGCTCAGCAAAGGGGTCAGCTTCAGCCTTTGCCATGCTGCGGGCTTTGGTCTTTTTCTTGACGTACCGGGCCAGGCCGTCCTGAATCACGGCGTGGGCATCGTCCATCGCCTTGCGGACGGCCTTGACCTCGCGCTCTTTCTTGAGCTGGTCGGGCTGGCTGGCCCATTCGGTCATCAGCTCAGATTTGGTTTTTGGTTTCATCTGCTCACCCCCATTGCTCGGCCATTGCTTTCGCAATTCCTGGTGCGGTTTTGCTTCTGGCTTTTGCCCGGCCCTCTTGACCGTTGTGCGTGTTGCGTATGCCTTCGCACCAGCTGATTTTCTTGCGCCTTTCCCCATTTGAGACGTACACGGGCTCTGGTGGTGGAAAGTTGTTTTTCCGTTCCAGAGGCGGCAAGTTTTTCAGCCAAAGGCAAGTTCGCTTTGTGTGATAGTTTTCCGTGTCCTCTTTACTCTCGGCAAAGTAGTACGGATGAATGATCTGGTCGGCTTTTCTGTACGCCGTGTTCATGATGCCTACAGGGTTCTCAACTGCAATCTTGGGGACATCTGCCAACATGAACTGCATAAAGAAAATTGCGGCTTTTACACGCTCTGCCCACCGGGCAACAACCTTTTCAGCCGGGGTTACCCGCAAGCTGAAAGAGCGTGTTGCTGCGTTGCTCAGGTAGGTGCAGGGCGGGTGTGCGATGAGCAAGTCCCACTTGCCAACGTCATGCGTTACACCGTCCATCGTCACGATTCGCCCCCCTCCAGAGCCTTGAGCGCATCTCCAAGAATATGTCACTCGGGGTGTCCGCCAGATGGCTCGATCAGGTCGCACGAGTAGGCTTCATGCCCACGGGCACGAAACGCTTTGCAGACCTCCTGCGATTCCTCGCAGGCAATAAGTACTTTCACCGTTTTCTTCCTCCCATCCATCCTTCTTTGTTGAAATCGTTGCGGCTGATCCGCTCCGCCGCGTGGTTCCCGTTGGTGTAGATGCGCTGTGCTTTCAACTGCCGCTTGTACTCGGCGTACCGTGGGCAGCTGTCGTGGCAGATCGGGTGCCGGTCGGGGCAGTCTTTACATGTCGGGTTGGTCATGTTCGGCTTCCTCCTCGTCAAACCAAAGGCGTGTTCCGCATCCGGGGCAAAATTTGTCAAGGTAATAATCATCGTTGCATTCATACCCGCAAACGGGGCAAGTTGTCGTACATGCATTTTCACGTCAGTAAAGCTTTTTGGGACGTTCGCCCGGCAGTTTAGGCATGGGCATCCAGACCGGGAGGTTTTCCGGGAAAGCTGCCACCAAGTTCCACGGCCAATTTGTTATGAAGCCGTCGCAGGGGTTGTTGTTGATGCTCAGGACGTCGCCGTCTTCATTTGCATCAGCCTCAGTCGGCGGCTCTTCTGCGGTCTTGCGCCAGCGCTGGACATCCGGGACGACTGCCGGTTCGTCTTCCAGCACATCCATCGCATCCATAATCTGACACGCGCGGCATCTTACGCCGCCGTAATCGTTGCAGCCACAGCAATATGCCGCTTTGATGTTTGCGATGGCTTTTTCGCGGTCGATAAATTCGCTCATTTTTCGATCTCCCTCAAAAATCCCAGCTGTCAGGAACGCCAAGACGGCATTCTCCATCTCCATCGTTACTGGTCGGCTTATCGAACGGGCAACCTGGGCAACCATTTCCGGTCGCCGAATGGTAGTGGCAAAAGTCCATCAAGTAATGGGCCATTTCCTCCGGACTCATAAATTCACTCATTTTGTAATCTCCTTCCTTGTCGGCTCGCTCGCCCGCAGCCTTGCCGCTTCACGGGGGGCGGTGGTGATATCGGCCTGCGCCTGCTTCAAAAATTCAGCACGGCGGTATGTAAGGTCTGGCATTTCAGCCAGCTCTGTAAGCCCTCCCACGCTCCCGGCATAGGATTTTGCCGCCGGGGGGAGTTGGTCATACAGGGCTTTCAGCTCTTTCTGTCCGTCACTACGCAGCAGCCCGCCCTTTTCGTCAATGCCGGTCACCATCGGAAACTTGCGCCAGCTCAAAAATGTCTGTGCCTTGCGTGCCGCTACAGCCAGAGCTTCCCATTCAGCGGACGGATCAAGACACTGGGAAAGCTGCTTGAAGATGTCGGCCACCGTGACCGGATAAACGCATACCCGGTTCGCCGCCAGAAAAGCCCGCTTGACAGTATCGCCGTCATAGTCGCCAAACTGGTACGTCCACACATCGATTGTGGTCTGCATCTCCTCGTCGGTCAGAGGCTTGGAACCCAGCTTGTACAGCACGAAATTCATGCGGATCAGCTTTGCCACGTCTTCCCGCGTCATGTCTCAAACCCTCTTTCTCTGTCCATCTTCGCCAGCACCCGTGCAAGCTGGTCGTCTACGGTCTCGGTTGGCTGCTTTCCTCGCGGTCTGGCTTGTCGGCTTTGTTCGTTGGCTTCCACGTCCCCCGGCGTACGCAGGCCGTCCCGTTTCCATCCGGACAATATGCCGTTGATGTAACTCCACGAGCGCTTTCCGGCTTCTGTGGCCTTGTCAATCGCCAGCAGGATCATCTCTGTGCTGTACTCCTGCCTCCACTTCTGCAGCTTGTCCAGCGCAGAGCGTGGGAAGTCCCCAACGGCCTGCTGATAATGCTGGACGATTTTAGAAAGTTCTACGTCAACGGCGGCGGCGCTATTATATACACCACCGTTAGGTGATATACCATTACCATTTACATTACCATTACCATTTACATTACCATTACCATTTACATTACCATTTACAGCCGGATTTGCCGCGTTTTGCTGTTTTTGCTCGTCAAAGTCGGCATTTGCCGGATTTGCCGCGTTTTGCTGACGCTTGCCGTTTGTAACTTCTGCGCCTTTACGCCCTGCAGCAGCTCTCTTTTCTCGTCTTTCGTTCCATTTTTTAGAATTTGATTCCACCGCCTCGGACATAAAATCCCACGCCATTTCGAGCTTCTGGTCGTCCTCAAAATTCGGTGGATCGGGGAAATCAAGCAGCGCATCAAAAATCCTGCCTTTTTGCTCCAGAGACAATTTACGCAATGGCTTTTTCCATGATTTGTAAATGACAATGCTTTTCTGTTCTTCCTCTTTCAACCGCTTTCACCTCCTTCTTTGCACGCCCGTATAGCCAGATAGCGCAGCTTACAAAATCAGAAGGGGAGATCTCCATCATCCGAGATTGTGGCAAAGTCGTCCATGCTCCCCTGATCATACGCGGGAGATGCCTGCGGGGCGCTGTGCGCGGCATTTGCTTCCCGCACATGATTTGCCGTCTGCTGCTCATAGGACGCTGTGGCAGGCTTGTCTGCGGCCTTGGAGCCCGCAAAGCTCACATTGCTGGTCACGACCTCCACGGCGGTGCGGTTGCTGCCGTTCTTGTCCTGATACTGGCGGGTCTGCAAGCTGCCTTCAATGGCAATCAGGTTGCCCTTCTGGAAATACTTGCACACGAACTCGGCCTGCGCACGCCATGCCACGATGTCGATAAAGTCCGCCTGCCGCTGCTCGCTCTGCCGGGCAAAGTTGCGGTCACAGGCAATGCGGAAGCTGCACACGCTGGTGCCCTGCTGGGTGGTCTTGAGTTCCGGGTCGGCCACCAATCGGCCCATGATCGCTACGACGTTAAGCATGAATGTTCACCTCTTCCTCGGCACTGTCACCTGTGCCGGATTCATAATCAACGTTTGCGCCCATCAGAACTTCCGGGCATTCAGCACGGGCAAAGTATGCTGCAGCACGGTACTTGAGCATCATTTCGGTCATCTTGGGCCAGTAACTGCCGCTCTTGTTCCACCATCCGGCATCCTTTGCCATTTTGACGGTGACTTTAGGACCTTCAACATTCTCGCCGGTAAGCTTATCCACGCCAATCAAGCGGCAGCCCCACGAATCGGTACCTTCCTGTCCTTCCATGCGGTAACGAGTGCGGCCTGCAAACTCACCGCTGTTGTCAATCAGAGCCTTGCAGCTTTTGCCGCTCCATGTAGGCTGACCATGCACAACGTAAAGATTTTGCATCACGAACAAGTACGACACGCCCATGCGCTGGGCCATGTCACAGGCAATGGCGCAAGCGCCAATGTTCCCGGCGTAGGTTTGAGGAAGCATCCCATCCGGCAAATTGGCCATTGCAACTGCCTTAGATTTTGCCAGCTGCCAAATGCGTTCATCTGCGGTCAGGCCCTGCACTTTTTCTGCATAGCTCTGCGGACGCTGAGCTGGTGTTGCAGCGGGGATAACGGCAGGGGGTTCTGGCGCAGAAACGGCGTTCATCTGAAGTTGCTCAACAGGTGCTTTTTTGATTTCATTTTCAGGCATGGTGAATTTCCTCCTCAGTATACTTTACATCAATGATGTGCGCGTAGCGCTTAATTGCGTCCAAATCGGATTTTGTGCAATGAAAAACAACTTTTCGGTCACGAGCTTCTTCTTTGCGGGTAAAACTGTCAAAAAAATTATCATCGTATGCATCGCGCTGTTCGCGTCCATAAGCAATCGAAGGCTTAATCAAATTGATCTCGTACGGGTTCTGCTGGGGTCCCTTGTAATCGTCTGGCAATCCCTTAATAACCGCTTCGCGCAGCAGCGTTGTGTACTCAATACTATAACAGCGGTCAATGCTTTCAAATGGTTCTGGCATAATCTCAGCGCCACCCGCAGCGTGGATAATGTCAATATCACACATCAAATGCCCAACCTTGCGGTAAATGCAGTCGATCACCGAACGACTGCCGCCAGCGCCATCATCGTACAGTACACCGTTCTGGGCAAAGCTGGTAAAATATGCCACCGCGTGATTGATTTCGCTTGCCAACTCGTTCCCGGTGTTAATAAGTCGAAAAAGCATGTGCTGCGGGCCGATGTAGTAATAAATACCTTCGGCTTTATTAGAAAGGTCTTTGACACGTTCTCGCTTCGTCATGTATTTTTTATCCTGCATAAATATTCACCTCGCATACACAACGTTCATATCAGCGTCAAACACCCTGTACAGCTGTTCGGGCTTTCTCTTTGCCAGTTCATCGGCAATCGCAACTGCATCCGAAGTATCCGGAAATTGCTGCTGCGAAACAAGCGCTGGCGGCTCTTGCTTCACATCGTAAATTCTCAAAAGTGCCACTTGTAAAACCTCCTGTTTTGTGCTATTTTTGTGGTGATGGGCGGCGAGACTCATCACTCTTTGGGCTTGTCCGTGTTGGCGCACGGGCAGGCTCTTCTTTTTTGCGGCGTATCGGCAGCAGACTGTCCACCTCATCACGTCGGATGCGCTCTTTCTCAAAAATGTACTTGCGAGCCCGACGCCTGCCGTTGCGGCTGTGGCTGCTCGCGGACGCAAAGCTGTTTGCGCTTTTGTAACCCAGCCGCCTTGCGCACATCTCAGACGTACCGCTGGCGATCAGGTCTCCGGTCTTGGCATCGTACACGGTGTACCACATGACATGGTGGACAGTGTCAGGCATACGTGATCTCCCCGGACTCCTCTTGCAGCATCTCCCGCACGTTGTCCATTTCTTCGGCGCACATCTCCCAGACGTTTGCCCGTGCGGAGTATCCGGCCCGTACAACAATGTCATCTGAGGCTTCGGCTTCTCGCTTGCAGCGTTCGGCAAACCGCGTGTAGGATTTGACTTTGTCCTCAACGTACTCTTTAGCCGTCATCATGCCCCGCGCTCCTGATTCTCCGGATACTCCGGGTTGCGGGCGTGGGTGCGGTTGATCTTGCCATACTTGCGCCGCTTTGCGGCTCTCTCCCTGTCCTCTGCTGCAAAGCCCAGACGAGCCAGCAGAACAGCTGCCAGAATCAGCACCAGCGACACTGCAAACAGTGTGCCGGAGATGTATCCGGTGGTCTGCGCAGTGCCCTCTGCGCCCATAGCTGCGCCCATTCCAACGCCGCCAAAAATGACGGCCATCCAGTAGTAAGTAGTGGATTTGAGCTTCATTCTTTCGGGTCCTCCTTTGTGTAAACCTTTTCGAGCTTGTAAAAGTCCTTCACCCACGCCATAAATCCGGCGCGTGAGATCAGCGGAGCGGCGCTCTTGGTGCCAATAGACGGCACCGCCCATGCCGGGAAGCTGCCGGCCTGAATCATACCGGTAAAAATCGGCTCGCTCACCGAAATATTATTATCACGCATGATCTGGCAGCACTCTGCAATTCCCATGCTCGGCTTCACTGCCGCACCCCTCCTTTTTCCCTCTCAGCTGCTGCTTCATCCGGATATGCTCCAACCGCTCCGGCTGCCTTGCATCCCAGCGCTGTTCAAGCCAGCGCTTGTTGTAGTGCTTCTTCACGGCTCGGCCTCACTTCTTAGAGCTGCCAAAGCTGCCGATGAGCCAGAGCGCGATCCACGCCGCCGTTCCGGCGGCCCAGGTGAACGTCCAGTGCATCAATGCGCAGATGGCCCACACGGCGGCACAGGTAACGCCCCACGAGATGCCCAGAAGGACGGCAAACGCGATGATGATCGCCAGTGCTTTACCCATTGTTCCGCACCTCCTTTGCGGCGCTCTCAGCTGCCTGTGCCGCTGCAGCTTCGTCCTCTTCCAGCAGCTTGTTCAAATCGGCCAAGAACTGGCCACACATCTTCGCTTTTATAGCTTCCTCCGACTGGCCATACGGGCTGCAAAACGGCCCGGGCTTGAAAAACGACTTTGAACGAAAGTCCTCTTCCAAGAACTGATACTTGCCAATCAGCTGGCAAACCTTATCGCGCATCGTGGTTTTCATAAAGATCCTCCTTGCATCAATGACGCATAACAATGTTGGACGAATGAACCAGATAGGTCACACCGTCAATCACAACCTGAAGCTGGTCGCCTTCATAGTCGCACCAGCTTTCGATATCGCCCTCGACAATCGTTCCGTCTGGCATTTTCAGCTGTGCCCAGCTGTATTCATAGGTCAGGTCGATGATCTGCTTATTGCATCCGGCCATCAGCAAAGCACTTGCCAATACGGACGCTACGCCAACAATAATTTTTTTCATGCTCGTTTCTCCTTTTAATAAAATGTTTAATAAAATGTCTTCTCTTTGCTGTGCCGTCGCAGTTCTCTGCGTTTCCTAGCTTCACTCTTCTCTGCCTTTGCTAAACATCGCTTCTCAAAGCCATTGCGCTACTTGACTAATCTGGTCCTTGCCAAGCCGTTCCATCGCAAATCACGGCATTTCTTCTCTCTTCCATGCCAATGCATCCGAAGCAAAACTTTGCCGCAGCGAATCGTTACGGTGCACCACTTTTCCTTCGCAAATCACATCAGCGCTTTTCTTTGCCATTCCTTCGCGTCGCCATGCTCTGCTCCGCCTTTGCCTTGCCTGTCTGTGCTTCTCAGTGCCGCTGCTCCACCCTGCTTCGCCGTGCTCCGCCACTGCACAGCAGTTCACCTCATAGCCTTCGCTTTGCACCGCCGTGCCTTGCCTTTGCCAAGCCTCGCTTCGCAAAGCCATCGCACGGCCAATCGAACTCAGCCTTGCCATTGCTTCGCTTTGCCAATCTCTGCCCCTCACGGCCGGGCTGAGCCTTTGCGGTGCGGTGCCATGCGAACCATGCCGTTTCTCCGCGAATCAGGGCCGTCAATGCCATGCCCTTGCGCTCAGTCCTTCACCTCATAGGCGGTGTAGGTAAAGCGGCCCTTTCCGCTGTTGCGCCACTGGCCGATGCCGCGCAGGATGCCATAATCCAGCCATTCACGCACAACCTTTTCGTGGCTGTCGTCAAGGAGAATCACGTCAAACTCGCAGCTGCTGCCCGCCGGGATCTCCTCACTGTTGGCAAGGCCCACGCGCTCGCCCTGTGCGGTCTGGGCGCGCAAAGGACGCTGGCAGTCGCCGATCTCTCCGTTTGTCCGAATCGGAATCATGCGGGGCTGAACGAAGATCAGGCCGTCAATGACCTTCTTGTAAGCGGTCAGCTTGCCGCTTTCGTTCACGGCCTTCTTCTTACCGGTCTCGGTCTTGCCGCCAATGCGGGAAAGCATACCGCAGGCATCCTTAAACATGCCTTTGATCTGGTAATCGTAAAAAATCGGATTGCCGTCCGGGTCACGCGGGAAAACGGTCATGCCCTTGTCAGCTACCGCATCAGGGCCAAGAGCCGCCACTTCATCCTCGATGGTTGCAGCATCCGGCGACTTGCTGGCGATGAACTCCCGGGCAACATTGGGGTTTGCGGGCCAGGTGCCCAGCACCGGCTCAATAAACGTAGCTTTCACATGCAGTTTTTTCATAATAGTAACCTCCAAAATAAGTTTGTATCCTTACGCCACGCCGTTGTTCTCGGTCTGGCGGTCGTTCTTGCGCACCGCAGCCATGCCCATGCCCATCCAGAGCAAGGTCTGCTTGTCGCGCGGATCCAGCGAGTCAAACAGCTCGTTGACCAGGGCGTCCGCAGCGTGGGCCCCGTCAATGGGGATGCTGTACCGCTCTGCAGCCAGATCGGTGCGGTTCTTCTTTGCCTTTGCCATAAAATCAACTCCTTCTGTGGGTGGCTCCCACGACCATTTTCGTGACGTGGCGAAAATGGTTTCGACCTTTGCCGGAGGTCATCATCAGGTGGGATAATCGCTCAATTACGGCCTGCGCCAAGCGTCACGTTCTTCACACTCAAAATGTGTGCGACTCCTGCAAAAGACGCTTCAAAGTCCAGAACCGCCTGTGCAAACGCTTTGGCTTCCGAGGATTCATAGACCTCTGCCGTAGCAATGTAAACCTGACCGTCTGTGCCAAGATACTCAATATTGATAAGCATCGTTCAGCCCTCCCTTACTCTTTGACTTCGCACACATCGGCCAGCTCGTAGATGTCCAGACCGTGCCCGGTCTCGTCGATCAACCGCTGCACTGCCACGTTCCGGGCGTCCACCGGGTCCTCGGCAAGGACCTCGTAGCAGTCCCAGAACTTATCAACCGTGTTGTAAACGTACACCTTATAGCGTTTCATGATTCAGGCCTCCTGTTTGCTTGTGCTTCTTAGCTTGGCTATATTATAGCATAGCCAAGCTATCATGTCAACACTTTTTTCTTCGCTCAGCTAATTTTTTCTATTGACACGGCTTTGTGCTTGCTGTATAATAAAGGTGCAAGGAGGCGTCGCCAATGAACACTCGAATCGAGCAAATCATTGCAGCGCTTAATATCAAGAAGGTTGACTTTGCCAACCGTCTTGGTGTTTCTCAGCCCTTCGTTTCTGAGCTTTGTTCAGGCCGGAAGGCTCCCAGCGACCGAACAATCTCCGACATCTGCCGTGAGTTTAACGTCAACGAGACGTGGCTGCGCACGGGTGAAGGGGAGATGTTCAACCAGATCACCCAGTCGGAGAAGCTGGCTGCTTTTCTCGCTGACATTACGGCGAACGAAGAAGACAGCTTCAAACGGCAGTTTGTGGAAGTTCTGGCCGATCTGGAGCCCGAAGACTGGAAATTTCTTGAGCGGATGGCGAGAAAGCTGCAAAAAAAAGAGGGAAACCCGTAAGGGTTCCCCTTCTTTTGCTACCTTGATTTATTTAATCAGCTTGCTGGCGTAAACCCAGACCAGGCGCAGCTTGTGCGGGTCTGCCTTTTCCAGCAGTTTGATAATTGCGTCAATGTAGCCTTGTCGGTCTGTGGTGTTCATTCTGATGCCTCCTATGTGATGTAAAATTTAATATGTGTGAGGTGGTTCCCGTGATATGGAATGTTGGATTTCGGAAAAATATCACGCGGGTTATCAATGCGGTCTTCAAGAAAAAAGATGATCCCGAAGTCCAAGAGTCGTTGCATTTTGTGCGCCCGAACGCTAAGTGGAGCAAATCACCAGAGCCCGTTGTTTTAATCGACCCTGACACCGGGGAGGAATTTGTGGATTTCCCGGAAGAAACAATACCGGAACGGATACGGAAGGTTTTGGACTCTTTTCTAGTGATAGAGAGAACTTCGGATATCGATGTTCTATTTTCAAGATATGATATGATTCTTGATACGCTCGATGAGCTCAAGAAGTATGAGAAAATGGGGTTCAAATTTGATTTTAGCCCTACTGAGCTTTATAACATGATGAAATTTTCTCTCGTTGACCTTTTTGAGGTTGTTGTCGAAAATTCTTATATCAAGCAGCTGGAAAAACTCCTGACTTTGAAAACTCAAAAGGGAAAAGCAAACTCTATTCAAAAGTGGAAAGATTCTTTTTCGGATGAACGAATTACAAATTCAATGATGGGTTGTGTGGTTTTGCGTTTTGACAAAATGCAGAATTTTATAAAATCAAAAGATGAGGTGTAATCATGGCAAATACCTGTCCGGTCTGCGGCGGCAAGCTGGGTCTGCTGAACCGTGAAAAAAGCGCTGACAGCTTGATTTGCGCCAGCTGCAGCAACTTTTTCTTTTCAAAATTGGGCATCCGGGCAGCAAAGCAACCGACAGCTGCCCTTGCGGACTACTGGGTTACACTGGAACAGCGTCGGAAAGTGTTCAAAGAAACCGATTCCATCTATGATGGTGACGCGCTCTTTGTGTCGATTGACAAACCCAACCGGCTGTTTTGCATTGGACACCGCAGCGGTGATAAAGGCCCTCGCATGATCTACAGCTTTGATGAAGTTGCCGGTTACGAATCTGACGCGCCAGACGATCTGACGGTGACAGAGACCAAAGGCGGCATTGGCCGTGCCGTGATCGGTGCAGCCGTTGCCGGGCCTGTGGGTGCGATCGTGGGCGCTGCCACCGCTAAAACAGAGACCCGCAAGGGTCGCAGTAAAGAGAGTGTGTCTATCCACTTTGCGCTTCCACTCGGCGAAAGCAACTTGCTGACAACGGTTTATCCCGGCGGAATGACTGCATTTCTCAAGGGCTGCAAAGTCAGCCAAGAGAAGCCGCAGGCTGCCGCTCCGGCTGCCCCCAGCGCCGCTGATGAGCTTTTGAAGTTTAAGCAGCTACTGGATATGGGCGCCATCACGGAAGCGGAGTACAACGCAAAGAAATCTCGGCTGCTTGGCCTGTAAACCTGTTTACAACCATATTATAAAACCGCTGGTTGTTGGCGTCAATCCCCATTCGAGCACTGTTTTCGGTGGAAAAATCCGTTGAAAACGTGGATTTACGCTGACATTTCAGCTCATTCGCGAAAATCGAGCGTTTTGCACGAGCAATGTACAAAAAATGCACGTTGCTATTCGCGGTTGCAAGGCTGCTGCAAATTTTGCAACAGATCAGCAGCCAGCGCCCCGCCGGGCGTACCGGCTGCGTTGCGCAGGGCTTGCACCTCCGGCAGGGCCTTATCTTGAATGTAAGCGCGAGCAAGGCGCTGCTGCTCCGGGGTCATATCCAAATAGCAGGCCAGCAGGGCACGGGCATGGGTGCGAAAGTGTGACAGATTTTTCATAACTCATTCCTCCCAGGGTGCAGGGGTGCGGTCGGTGCCGGTCAGGATGCTGGCAGGCATTCCGTCGATGATGGTCGTTTCAACTTCTTTACCGCTTCTTTGCTCAAAATCCATTTTGTTTTCTCCTTTCTTTTGTGCACGTCTACGATTTATAATCCAGATTTTACCATGCGCCGTTGGAAAACAAAATACGGATAAAATTTGTCGAATGGCGCAGACTTTTTCTGCGCCATTTTTTGTTAAAAACACACTGGTTTTATGGGGGTGAAAGTATGAGTTATTTTACAGCGAGCCAAATCGGAAAGGCACTTGCAAAAACGCGGGTGTCTGCTGGCCTGAGCCAAGCGGAGATCGCAAGGCGCATCGAAAAAGGAGAGCGCACCGTGCAGAGCTGGGAAAAAGGATGCACCAGCCCGGACAGTGACGAGATCATGGACTGGTGCACGGCGTGTGGGGTGTCGCCCATCACGGTGTTCATGGAGATGACTCACCCGGATCTGTACAAAGTGCCGGATAACGGAAAGGCGGACGATGAGCTAAACGCGGAGTTGCGCCGTCTCGTGGTAAGCCTGCCGCCACTGACAAAAAGGCTGCTTCTCTTCATACTGAAAGGCAGTCACGGCAGCAGCCCGCCTGCTGTCATATCGGAGATAGCTGCAAATTTGCACTGCCCGCTCAATAACCGGGTCAGCATATGCGGAACAATCATCGACCAATACAACTTTGCCCAGAGCATGGGATTAGACCCATGCCCGGACGCTCCGCACCCTCCCATTGACGACCTGAAGATCAACTACAAGGCCGGAAGGGCCGCTGCTGAAAATGGTGCCTTCGGATATATCGGGCAGAAAAAAGAGTAAGCCATGAAATGCGTGAGACCATGCTGCCGGAAAGAAATCCCGGATGGTGCTTCTTTTTGTCCGTGGTGCGGGAAGAAGCAGCCGGAAGCCGCCCCGCAGCAAAGAAAAAAGCGCCGCCGTCCCAAGGGCAGCGGCAGCGTGTATAAACTGAACGGGGCGCGGGCAAGACCGTATGTGGCGCTTACGGCCTGCAGGGACGTTCTGGGCACGTTTGAAACGGCAGGCGAAGCCGTACAAGCATTAGACGCTTACAACGCCCAGAACACCCCCGCAGCGCGTCTGAAGTGCACCTTTGCGGATGCCTATGCGCAATGGAAAGCGCAACCCAAATTTGACAAGCTCAGCACAGATATGCAAAAGGGGTACGAGCTGGCCTATGCAAAGGCTGCGCCGTTATACGACCGACAATTGCGGGACTTGAAAGCGGCAGATTATCAACAGGTCATTGACGCAATGGTGGAAAAGGGGCTCTCCCGCAGCTCCTGCGAAAAGCAGCGCACACTTTTCAGCCAGATCTGCGAGTGGGCAATGGCGCAGGACATCATAAACAAAAATTACGCCATGCTGCTGCAACTCCCGGCGGCTACAGGAAAAGCAGAGCGCACACTGACCGCCCAAGAGATCGAGCAGATCAGCAGCCGACAGAATGACCCGAAGTTTGGGCAGACGGCGCAAATCGCAATGGTGCTGCTTTATACCGGTATGCGCATCGACGAGCTGCTTTCCATGCGATGCGAGGATGTGCACCTGAAAGAGCGGTACATGCAGGGCGGTGAAAAGACAGAAGCGGGCAAGAACCGCATTATCCCCATCCTTGAGCCCATTTACAAGATCATTGTTTTTTGGATGCTGGACAGCGGGTGTGAATGGCTGATTCCATCCAAGGCCGGCACAAAGCTGGATAAGCGCAACGTGGCTACAAAGTTCCGGGCGTTGATGCAGGAATGCCATATAGAGGGCGTGCATCCACACACGCTGCGCCATACAGCCAGCAGCAAGATGGTGGAGTGTGGTCTGGAAAAGACCGCGGTGCAGGCCATTCTTGGGCACAAAAATTTCTCCACCACGGCAAACAAGTACGTGTCACACAACGATCCAGCCTATTTGTTGCAGGAAATGCAGAAGATGAAGTACTGATTTGTTAGATTGTTTGTTAGATTATCACGTTCATTCAGGATATTTTAAGGCATTTCAAGCAAAAAGAAAAACGCACGGACGATTCGTTTTCATCGTTCGTGCGTTTATTTTTGGAGCTGGTGACAGGAGTTGAACCTGCAACCCACTGATTACAAATCAAGTTTATTTGACGTATCAATGTAAATAATTATTGATTTGTTGAATTATTGCTAGACTATGCGCATCGTGCCCAAACGCTGAAGCTTATGTAAAAATAGCACATTTTATGTCTTTTTACAAGTCACTTATCTTCCGCATTACTAGCTCATACTCTTTCGGGTACACCAGCTTTATTGCTTTCATGTGCTCGTCAAGCACCTGCATCAAACCGCCGAAAGGAACAGAGCTGGCAGCCGCCACAAAGTCGCTTTGTGGTTCCGCTGCTGCGGAGTACGCCGCCGCATAAGTCGCGGGCGGCAATGACTGGATCTGCGTTTCAGGTGCGTGCGCTTCTTCCAGCTCGTCCCGCACAGTGCAGAGGGCGGCAAGTTTGTTGACACTCTGCCAGCTGGTTTCCTCGCACTTGAGCTTGCGGATGTGCTCATTGATCTCGTCAATGTCCATGCCTGCCGCCCTCCTCCCTTATGCGTTGCGCAAGATGTCAGCGGCCCGCTTGTAGGCGTCACGCTCTGCACCGGTGGCTTCCTGCATCATGTCCTCGATGTCGGAGATCATGCGCTCACGGCCATCCGTGCGGGAGTAGTGCCCGCGCACATAGTGACGGCCGCGGTTGGCATAGCTGTTGCCCCGGTTGTAACCGTTTCCGGCATCGTGGCCGAAAGTCCCGCGCATGTCAGCTTCCCACTCGCCCGCACGGCTATACTCGCCGCCCTCGCAGTAATCCTCGATGCGGTGGATGTCCAGAATGATGTCCACGATCTCGCCGATCATTTCGATATCGCCAGGGGACCGGTTTTTTTTGTCAGTCAGCTCCATGAGCTCGTCGCACATCTCATCCTTCAGATGATTCAATTTATCCAGCATGACTTTATCTCCTTTCTTATGCTACCC